TTAACCTGTCGTCGCAACCCAACTTCCACCAGCGCGAGCGGCTACTCCAAATAATTTCTTTGTTCCAGCGAGGATAAGCGTAGAAATTGTTGAAAAAGCAATTTCATTTATTAAGCAGAATAAAAATGCAAGTGTAAAGTTCACATCTAAACCCAGAGCGTATTTCCAATTTAAACAGATAAGCAAATATGAAAGTAGGAAGCGAGCTAATGTAATCTTGATAACTGTCATCTTCTACCATCTCACAACTCATCCTTATTCAAAACAATCAAAGCAAGAGCAAAATTGATAGAAGATGAAGTGAAAACCTCATCACAAAAACAATTATTAACCTCGATGCTATCAACGCCTGCTTCAAGTCCAATATGATTTTTCTGCATGATGGGGAGCGCTATATTCCAAAGCAAACCAGTCCATCGAGCATCAGTTTTGAACGAAGGTAAACGTTCCTCAACAGTATTTGCTTTTGTTCGCCACCCAACGCCTGAGTTAAACTCCCATCCTAAAATATCTTTTGCAATTACTTTGTCCGTAAGATCTTTTTCGGTAACCATAACTTTCCTCCTCAGTCCCAGCCCGAAGTTATATTAACCTCATCTAATTCCTCAACAGTATCTATAGCCTGAAGCTCCGATTTTAAATTCGCGCATTTCTGCAGAAGGAATGCCTTTCTCGCGGCTCCATCATTTAACACCTGTTTGATTTGTTCAGAAGTATGATTACGATATTCCTTAACCCCATTTTGATCCGTACATTTATAACTAACGGATGAGTTCAAGGAACCCAAACCAACTAAGTTCAGCTGATCGTCTCGATCGCTGCTGTAAAAATGCGGTGCGCCTAACGCACTGGAAATAAAACCGGCTGTGATTTCAGATTCACATATAGAATTTACAAGCTTGATCAAAAAATCTTTCTTTTGAACCAGATCAATGATCCAGCCTGATTTCGTATGGATCTGATTTGGAATGACGGCTTTTTTCGCGTCTGTCGCTGGCTCATCCTCCGTTTCTGTCTCAGAATCAATTTGATCCTCCCAACTTTGCAGAACTCGTTTCTGTCCGGAAGTTTTGTTATAAACGTTTTTCGGAATGAAAACTTGCGCGATTCCGTCTCTAATTTCCGCACGAAACGATTCTCCGATCTGTGGATTGTAGTGGACGGAATATATGACCTCGTGTTGATCTGGATCGAAATTTGCCCAGGTTTCCACACCTGTGAGTCGATTCGGATCAGTGTTCATCCATATTACTATATTTGAATATTTGTCGATTATATAATTCATTGTTTTTTTCCTTATATTATGCCACTCTAACTTTCATTCGCACCGCTACGTTAGCAGAAACTGTTTCGTTTCCTGTCCGAGGTGGTCCGTTGTTCCCGTCTGACGACGGAAATAGTGCATTCCCCGTTCCTATCGAACTCCCTGGCATACAAGCTGATCCACCGTTTTGTATAGCGTTAATTACAAAACCTTGCATCATATCCTGCCCCTCATATCCGACAGGTCCCCCGTCATAATTTCCGCCGGAGGCTTTGGCCCTGGTTCCGTGAACTCCGGCGCCTCTCACAAATATGCCGTTTCTATCTCGTATGTTAAACGTGGTTGAACCATCCCCGAATCCGAACTCGGTATCAACTATGCAATCTCCTGTTTGATTTGCAGTTAGATCGATGATCGAACCCGTCCGAGTGAATGAAATCTGAAAATCATTCAGCGTCGGGTTACGAACATAATATTTCGTTAATGCTGTGATTCCACCGCCTGAAAATGCAAATTTAATCAAATCCCCCTCTATACGACCATGTGCGGATACGGTGATTCGATCGGTAGATGGAGCAATACTTGAAACCGTTTTGTGGACCAAGTTCCAAAGTGCCGCAAACTGTGACCGCGAAATGGCCTGCCCATTGGCATCTTTGAAATAATTCGGATCCAGTTGGTTGAGATTGTCCTCTCTAACACCACCAAGTGGGATCAGAAGTGAGTTTATAAGATTTATGTTATTCTGCCTTGCAGTTTCCTCCGCACTGATCCAACTTTCAATCGCGTTGAGCGCGCTTGAAATACTAGAACGCATCGAACTATTAAAGCGACCGACTAACGCAGATAAGGAGCCTACTTTGACATCTGCATCTAACTTAGAATTCGTAACCGAACTGTCTCGGATATTGCCTGACTTGATACGGCACAAAGACCGAAGATCATTTAAAATGGAAATCGCGCCGTTTAAACTACGAATCTTAAAAAGAACAACGTCCTCGGAATCGGTAGTTTCTTTGAATAAAATCTCGAACGAGTTTTGACGATACGTATTTGCGTACCCGGTAGAATCGAGATAAGGGGAAATATCGGTTTGAAACTTGTGACGTAAAACAACAAACGAATCTAAGTTCTGTCTGGTTACGAGAAGGTTATTTTGCGCGGCTACGCGGATCCTCCTACCTTTGGAATCATATGCGACAACCTCCGTAAGGTTTATCGTATTGGGAAGAGATCCGGGTGTTAAATCGCCACCGGACAAAACTTCACCGGTAACAAGATCGGAAAAACGTTCTATGATTTCGTCTTCCATACGGTTGTGTTCGGTTTCAAAATCACCTTGAAAAACCGGTTTACCATTTACTGGAAAATTCAAACCTCTTAAATTACTCATAATAAACTCCTAATATACTAACCAATGCGATTCGGCGCCTAATAACGTTTCAGACAAACGAGTTCCTTTCCAAACCTGTCCGTCTTCCGGAGTCGGAGGAGGACCGGAAGGATTTAACTCTTCCCAGATTTCCCAAACGTTTCCGCCTATGTTCACCGCATCTAAAATACGGATGAGGTTTTGACGGGATTTTTTACTGATCGAAGGGATATAGATTCGGAAAGCATAAAAAGAGTAATCACGGGATCCGAGGATCGATCCGATCGGATCTCCCATTCTGTATTTGAAATCAAAAACTTGTTCGACTGAAATTTGATCTGTTGAAAGTCCGGTGATCCTTGCGATTAGATTTTTTTTGGTAAAAAGAGTCGGTGGAAGACGGCGATATTCCGCTAAGAATAAGATTCTGAGATAATACGAACTATCCGACTCGCCCGGTTCACGAGACAAACCATAACGAGCTCCCCACCAGTCGAGGCCCTTACCGTCTGCTGTATCCACCCAGATTTGTCTGTATAACCAGTTGGATCGTTTGAGTCGTTCCTGAATCACAATTAAAAATGCGAATAGAACTCGGTACCAAAGACTATTGGAAAGACCACCGGTTCCGTTTTCATTCATTGAAGCTGGTAAGGGAGAAGTTTGACGAATGGATCTTCTTAAATTTGCCCAGACCAAAGAATTGAAATCGAAACGAAAACGACTCATGAATACACCGTTGCAGTAACGTCAAAACCGGAACCTTTGACTGCAAGGCTACCAGGGGGAATGGAAATGTTGTCTCCGTTGTCGACGTCACACTGAACTGCGTCCGGAAGATTTAAAAGGTTGGAACGAAGCGAGTTGGTAACAAAATCGTCGCCGTCTTTGAGAGAGAAGAAAAACGTATCCACAATGTTTTCAAGTGTGATTGAATCCGGAATCGATTCGGCGGAAGCGAAGTATATAATAAAAACCTTACTTACTTCGATCGCGCTTACGTTTTCACAGACAACTTTTGCAACCCCTCCTGGATTTTTATCTTCGCTATCAAAGTGCGTTTCTACGATTTGCAACTGTGCGGATGAAATTGCTCCACTGGCTCCTTTGAGTAGAAGTTTTACGACTCCCGGAATTCCGATTGCTTTGCTGCTTTTAAAGATAGCCCTTTCTACAAACGAAAATCCTAATGCTTCGCTTACGTACCATTCCGGAGTCCACAGAGAGGAAGATTTGATTTCAGCCTCTTGCAAACGAGACCGAACACTTGCAATTGTTTCTCTGTCCCGCGCTACAAATTCGGGGATCGTATTCGGGTTATACACAACGTCACAGTCTTCAATATAGTCGATGATTTCGGAAATTGCGTTTTGGGCAACGTTGCCTTTTGTGCCGGAAATGAGAGCTTCGCAGATCACTTCCACAGTATGGAAGCCTCTTGAGTCTACGGGCGTTGTAGGAAGAATCTTTGATTCTTGTGTAATCTGAAACTGAATCTTGTGATCCGCGGTACCTACGATTTTTCCGACGGGAATCAGAACTTCGTAAGGAACGGCTGTTTTAGAACCGATTCGGATTCTGTGTTTCGCGTGAGTCGATTCCTTCCATTCCAGGCCGTAACGCTTTAACCACTCGTGTAAGTCTTCTTCTTCGGCTGTATGATAGTGGATCGCTTTTTGGAGTGCTACAAGATTTTGATCGATGAATAGATAGATTGCGTTTGCAAGAGATCTTAGAATTGTGCTCGCTTTTGAGTTTTGAGTAAAATCATGGCTTTCAAAAACCTTAGAGTTAGAAACGTTCCGTTCTATTTCTCTTTGAACGTTTGATTTTGTAGTGTATAATATCATGAGTTTCCCCCAAGATTCAAGACGAGTTCTTCTCCGGTTTTTAATCGGAAGTAGATAGAAAGACCTTCTTTGAGTACGGAAATCTTAATTGTGTCGGAATCGATTTGGGGGAATTGTTCTAAGATCCGGAACGCATCGTTCATCCTTTCTTGAGGACCGTTATCGTCGTCTTCGTAAAGATGCTTTCTTTGACGGCTGTAGATTTCTGGAAAATCAATGTCGTCCGCAGGAGTCATATCGAACGCTTCCATCACCATCGAGCGCACGACTTCTATTTCCGATTCGCTTTCCGCAAAATCAAAAGTTTTTGAATCGAGTAGTAAATCCTCAGTAAGCGCGTCGGTTAAAAAATCCACAAAATAGAGGTTATCTATGGGAAAGGAGACCGCAAGCGATTCGAGTGATTGATAGGAATGAATGTCCGCTATGTCTTCTATTTTTTTGTGCGAGATAGCAGACCGAAGTTCATTCTTCTCATTTTGTTTCAAAATTCAAATTTGAGATAGTAGGCAAAGCTTAAGACTTTCCGTACTTGAGGTTGGAAACTTTGAGAGTAGCAGGAACCGAAGGAATTGGTTTCGAAGAAATAGCTCCGGAAAGTCCTGCCTTGTAAGATGCGCCTCCATCCATCGGCATCACCGGCGACGTTTGAATCGCGGTGTAGAGGGCTTGTAATGACGTGGCGATTTCGTTCATCCAAGTTTCCAGCGCGTTTGTATCGACTCCGGAAATGGTTGCGTCCCCGACTTCGACTTTTCCTTTGAAGTTGATTTTGTTCTGAATGGAGTCTAACGCGACTTCTAAAGTAGGACCGTTTTTGAAAGTCAGTTTTCCTTCCGTAAGTTTTGCAATCACGGACAATAACTGAGAATGATTGATTTTAAAACCTTGTTCGTCTACTTCGATCTCGCAGAGTTCGGTGACTTTAGTTTTGATTTTTGCAATTTTGTTAAAGCCGATTGCAACCGCTCTACTTGCGTTGTTATCTCCGAAGAGAATAATGCAACGGCTACCGATAGCAGGTTTGACAGGCCAAAACCAGCGTATATTTTCTTTGTTCGCGCCGTTGACAGTCGCAGTCAAAAGTCCCGATTTCCCGGAATCGTCCGGTTCTTCCTGAACACGAACGACCGTGGCCATAGTCGCCCAGTTGATTGTAAACTCACTAAAAAATAAAGTAACTATATCCTGAGCAACGCTCATACTGCATCCTTGAATTTCACAACAGCTGGATGGATGATTTGTCTAAACGTTGCATTTTTTGCCGACCAAGTTTTTATCACTTTATCCACAAATACGTCCTTCGATCTCGCCTTGTCGTCCGGATCTTTGAATGTTATGATTTCTGAATGTTGCACCGACGGAACTCCGAAGGTCTCAAATTCTCCGACAAGACCGGTTCCCGCAATCTCGTGATAGATTTCTTCGGCGCGTTTCTTGAGTTCAGAATAGGAGACTCCGTCCAAGTCAAAAACCAACTCTTCGCCGCCGGTTTCCGTGTATGTAGCTTCCTGCATTCTTCCGGTATCTATGTTATAACTTCTTAATTTAACTTGGATCGGCCTACTTTCCCGCGTGGATAGATTGTCTTTGATTACGTTGTGACCCAATTGAAAGACTTTCTTTTTAGCGGGAGGTGAAATTCTTGTCGGATTTTGGACGATTAAAACACCTCGACGAAAAAAGGCGTCGATTCCTTGTTTTGCCAAACGACGCAAAACAAATGCCACTCGTCTACCTGCGGCTAAGTCGTCTCCTACTAACTCGCTTGCAATGGCAGGGTCAATTTTGGAAATTACTTCTCCGCCTACACAACGATTTACAAGTGACGAAACGGTCATTTTATTGATGTGGAAATTTACAGTTTTTAATTGAAGATCGTACATCCCATCTCTACAGACAATTTCCAGAGGCATTTTTGGAGATATGCTGACGACTTTCCCCTCAAATTCTAAAGTTTCGGGATACCCTTCGTACCAAGTCCACCACTGCACAATGTCGTTTTTTTTGATCGAATCCTTGTCAAATCCTTTGATCTTTGGGAGTTTAATCGTCAATTGAGAGTGCGGTTCCTTTCTTCCGGAAATAAGTTCTGCTTCAATAATTTTATGAAGAACGATCTTTCCAATTTGTAAACGTTGTCTCATAATCAATGCCATGTTTTGATTCTCTCCTTAGCGGTTTGGAATGCTCTTCGATCTACGAGCGCTGGGATTGTAATTTTGTTACCGATCAAATACCGAAGGATTTTTCGCTCGTTTTGATTTCGGATCCGATCGCTAAAATGTTCTGTAGAATAGTAGAATAAACTTAAAGACTCGTAAGAATCGGATTTTGCCACCGTGTGGTCAAGATCCGAAGTAGGAAGACTCGTCGGTACTTTCAAGGCGATCCCTTCTTTCAATTTCTCGGGCCAATCGAAACCGATTTTTTGAGTTAGGTGCGAATTGGAATCTTGAAGCAGTGGCCACAATGTCCAATCTCCCCAGTAGAGCGCCGCGATCCTTTGGAGAGTATCGTTCTCTTTCACGTAATGGACACGTTCATTCATTTTGGAGAAGTCTCCAAATCAAAGGAAGGATCATCGCTGATTGCTTCGATTCGTACGGGAAGTTCAAAACCTCGGTCCTCGTCGGGGAATTCGATTCTAATTAAAAAAACTTTCATAATTCCAAGCGCATTGATTTTAGGATGAACGATTTCCAGGGAATCCATTTTCATCCATTTTGACTTAATGCCACGTAGTTCAGATATGGCGTCTAACTGCATTCCGGTATTACTCACAAACTCGAATTCAATTGTAAGTTGCCAATCATGAAAACCTACAACCTCCTTGATCGTTCCTTCTCGTCCCGGAACGGTTGTCTTGGAATAGTTTTTCTCCTGAGAGATCGTAACCTTGGTTCCTCTCGGACAACTGTAACCGCCGATTTTTACAGGATCCAAATCGGATCCTGTAATTGCTAAAAATGAGCCGCCTGGGGCTGGGTCTAAAAACATTATTGAGTTCCTCCAAATTGAAGTGCGTATGGGGTCATAGGATTTCCTTGATTTGCAGATTTTTTGATTTCAGTTGTAAACACATTCCCGATAAAGTCCCCGGCCTCTTTGTATCCGGAAGAATTATTTTGGAATGTGATTTTGTCTACGAGTCGATTGATTGTAATTTGAATCGGGGGAGTCTTGGATGTTCCACCCGGATACCCTTGCAAGGGACTGTTTAGTAAAGAAGGATCTAATTTAGGAATTTCTAATGCTTTGGAATATTGGGCTTGATTGCCCAAATCAAGCTTTGATCCTCCCGTTTGAGAAAGCATCTTGTCGACACTTCCTATCTTCATCGAATCAAAAACGGATTTTGTCTCGGAAGTCGCCGGTTTGACAGAGACTGGCTTTAAAGCCTCCTGGGTCACTCCGATCGCTACTTGATCACCTCCCATACCAAAGAAACTTTTTACGGCAACCACAGCTTTGTCGATCCATCCCGTAATTGCGGCCCAGTTGTCTTTGATCTTTACCAAAGCCGCAATCGTCCAACCGATCGGACCGGTTAAAAGTAAAAGAACAGAGATTAGGTTTTTGTGTTGATTCCAAGCGTTTGAAACGACAGTTGTCCACTCGTTCCAGTAGTAAGCCGCAGCGGCCACAACACCAACCGCGAGAAGAATTCCTGCAACGACCCAGGTGATCGGGTTGGCCCAAAGGGAAGCGTTTAATAAATTCGAAGCCCAAGCAAGGCCGGTCGTAACACCGGTTTGGATTGTTTGCCAAGCGGCGAGAGCTTTCGTTCTACTCGTCATCACTCCATACAAAAACATCAGTCCTTTCCAAGTATATACCGCGGCACCGACAATTCCGATTAACGCGTATTCTGCGACAGCCAGCGCAATGGTCGCGGTTCTATTGGCAACTTTTGCCGCCCAGTTCTTTATAGTAGCGATTGTATCGAAAATTTTTGCCGCCGCCGCGGAATTCGTTACAGCGGTATACATTCCTACAATTCCAACGAGCGTAGTGAATGCGCCTCCTAAAAATAACGCAACGGATCCGCCGATCACGAGATAAGAAATAAATTTCCGAAGCCCTGGACTTTGGTCTAAGAATTTAGTCAACCCGGACAGCATATCCCCAAAACCTTTTACGATGGAAAGAATCGGACCGGAGGAAATATCTTGACCGAGGCTTGTTTTTAAACTCTTCCAAGCTTCTGCGCTACGGTCCAATTGAGAGGATAGGTTGTCTTGATTGATGGAAGCCATTTTGTTTAAGGCTTCTGCGGTACCGCTTAAGTTTGCGTTTTGGATTTCGGAAATGGAAGTTTTTAACTCTCCCATTTTAGGAAGGAGATTTTCAAGCGCGGCCACGGCTTCCTCCGAACCGAGCGCTCTTTTGATTTCGTTTCTTGCATCAAGTTTTAGAACTTTATTCCCCGTAGCCTGATTGACTACAAAGGAATTCTGGTATTTTTGATTCATCTCTTCCAAGAGTTCGGGCATAGATTTGATTTGACCTTGCGCGTTTTTTGCGCTGAGTCCTAGCTTCTGAAATCCTTCTCCTACCGAACTCAGGAAAGCGCGGTAAGAGGTTCCCGCAACTCCCGGAAGCATCGTATTTTGAAGCATTCCCAAAACCGCCATCTGCTCCTCGAGTTTGACGCCCATCCCCGCCGCAGTTGCACCGAGCCCTTGCATTGCCGATTGCATCTTAGCACCGTCGGTTTTGAATTTTTGAACGGAAAGAGAAAGCGTATTCGCAAAACGTAATGCAAACGCGGCGTCCGATTCGTTATACATCTTTTTAAATTGTGCGTGAGTGGTTCCGAAAAGATCCGCAAGTCCCGCAAAGTCTCCTTTGGTTGCAATAGCGGCTTTACCCAATGCGCCCGCGACGCTTGAAAGTTCCGCTGGGTTCAAACTAGAAATAGCGGATTTAATGTCGTAGATTCCTGATAAAAAAGTCTCTTGGGCGATTCCCATGTCGCCGGTCATTCCGCGAACTTCGGAAGAAATTTTAGAAACTTCGTCCTTAGTTACACCTAAAGACTCTATGTTTTTTTCAAGTTTACCCGCTTCGAGTCCTGCTTCGATGAGAGATTTGGAAAAGTATAATGCACCCGACCCGTATTCGAGTAGACTTTGACCGGTTTTGACCATCCCCATCGACCGATCAAAAAGTCTTGCGGATGCGGATGTCTCGTCCATACTCTTTCGAACATTTTTCCATCTTGTCTCGATTTCACCGAGACGACCAGATGCGTAATCCTTGAGACTTAAAACAACACCGAGTTCGAATGTATCCATTTGTACCTACTTGTAAAGCAGATAGACCGTGGACACAGAAAGGTTTGTTACAAGAGGTAAGTATTTTAGGAATTTATTTTTGTTAAACGGAATGACGAGAACCGCAGGAATGATTCCAAACAATGGAAAAAAAGACCAAAGATGTAAGAAAAAATAGATCACTCCAGCAAACGGAATCAAATCGCTCGCCGTTGGATTTTTTGGATCAAAACCTTTCCAATCTTTCGCCATCTTTATCTATTCCTTTATCCTAAATTAAAAATCCTTTGTAAATAAGATTATCACTTACCGAACGCTTTTGCGATTCCTTTGGCAACCCCGGCCGCGATCATATCGATAATCCTTTCTTGTGTCCACTGAACGTCTTTACTTCTTCTTGCGATTTCTTCCGCATCAAACGGATCCGGAACCTGCGTCTCGGGAGATAAAAGACGAATTAAATTTTCAAGCGCCCCGAGTCCTGAGCGAATTTCCGCCTCCCGATCCGCTAAAGCTTTTTTGAAACCGCCTCTTGGTTCAGTTTTGCCAGATCGAAAATTTTCCGGGCTATAGAAGAGGCAAGACCGGGCGCTCCGTTGTTTGTCCAACCGGAAAATGTTGCAGCACTTGGATACACCAAACAGCGACCTACGAAATCAATATCGGCTTCGATCGGATCTAACTTTTTACTACGCTCCGAAGCTTTGGAAAGAGTTTCTTTCGAGGGAACTCTGCACAGAGTGGAATACTCGTCCACTTGAATGAGATGAAGTCCACCCTTGTCGGATAAAAACTCTTTGATCGCTTCGATTTCCACTTCGTAATGTGTAAGGAATCCTTCGTCTATCGGAACGTACTCTTCGGGAAGGCTTGCGATTGCCTGTTGGTAGTCGTCATGTTTTTGAGTGCCTTGGATTTCCATTTTCTTTTCTTCTCCTTGTAAAATATATTAAGTAAATGTAATAATCGGGTAACTCGTCACTGCGAGGTCTAAGTCCGTTTCTGCCGCATCCGCTCCTGTCTCAAACGGAAGGGAAAACTTAATGATCTTCGCCGCAGGGACGGTTAAAAGCAGAGTTCCTCCTTCCACCTCACAACGCGCAGTAATCGGAGAAGGTGGAAGTTTTAAAAGATCCCCACCAAAAGGGGTGGCGAGTTTGATCATATATTTCAACTCGTCGAGTTCGATTGTCGCCTTTGCACTTCGCTTGTAACTCTTGACGGACCAGCTTACTGGCTCTCCACCTTTTCCGAGTTTGAACGCGATATCCGCTTCGTAGTCCAAGCTAAATTTACTGAACTTGATAAGCTCCCTTCCCAACATGTTGAGAGTGAAGTTTTCGAAACTTAAACTCTGCGGTAAAATATCTCCTGGATTTGGCATTTTGAATTTCTCCTTTTCGTTTGTTTACGCGAGCGCAAATTCAGTGGACCACTGAATGGCATCGATTCTGTCTTTGATGAACATCTTGAGAGTTGCAGGAAGAATCTTTCTCCCATTCACTGTTTTGATCGGTTGCAGTTTGATTTCGTGTCCCGATATTTCGGCTTCACCTGCACGTTCCATCTCAGAAGAAACCTTGGCGTCGATTACGGCTTTGAGATAGTCGAGGCCCCCGCTTCCGGAGTTGGTTTCCGTATCCGATTTTAGAAACGGAAGAGACTCTCGGTAAACGACCCGGTGCATTTTGTTTGCACGACGAAGTTCCGGAATGTACTGGAAGTCGGATGTAGCACCGGCCATCAAGTTGTCGGATGCGATAAAGACACCTTGGTAGTCCGGATAGATTTGAAGAATTGTCAGACCCATATCATCGAAGGCGGTCCGGTATCCTTTGTAACCTTCGTTCCAATAACGAATTCCGATGAAGGTTCTGGATTTGTTTTTGGCAACCCAAGCCGCGCTAACGTTGACACGATGAGCCGCGAGCCTCGCGCATAGAAACGTAGCAGCATTGCGCCATTCTCCGATCGCCCCGGCAAGTTCGAGAGAAGCGTTCCATCCGCCGTTTGAGTTGATCCCGCCGGGAATGTAACGGCCTTCCGCGCCGACCACACAAACTCTTTCGTTTTCGAAAGAATCCCATTCGTCCCCGATCCGAAGGAAATAGGATTCTACGGATTCGGATGGAAGTTTTCGCTCGATTTCCAAAACCGCAAAGATCCGAAAAAGATTTTCAGTTCTCATTTCTTCCAGAAGAACCGAAACGGAAAAGGCAAATGAACGACGAACGTCTCCAAGGTGGTGAAACCAGTAAAAAGGAGTACTTCCTTGGTCTACGGTTTTCAATGCTTGGATAGCGAGAAGTCGACTTTGTTCGGAAGGACCGGGTCCTTTGATGTTAAACGTAAACGTATCCCCTACGTGAAACGTATCTGCGAGAGGAGTGTCGTTATGAAACGTTGCGGTAACTCCAACGGCAAGGGCAATTACTCCGGAAACAGGAGTTACAAGCAAGGGCCCGAACGTATCCCCGCCATCTTCGCTTTTACGATATTCTGCGGTTCCGAGCGCGCCCGCCTTAGAAACTCGAATTACAACAGATCGGTTTCCGACGGGGGTTCCTGAAATTGTAGGCGGATCCGCCAAACCAGTGTTTGCCGATCCGGGAATCATCGGATCCACGCTTCCAACCTGATCGTTTTCAGGTCGAACACAAAGGACCGGAACGGGAACTTCGCCAAGCTCTTCGTCAAATTCTTCGAAGTGTTGTTTGAGTGCATCGACTAACTCTCCCTTGATGAATACGTCCTTTCCTTGCTGGTAGGAAGAAATCAAAATCGGAGTGTTTGCGTCGTATCCTTCCGCCTCTCCGATTTTCGCGTGGACCTTATCTTCGTACGGAAAACTGTTTCCGAGTCCTCCGGATACGTGCGTTGTTGAAACTGAACTTACGGCCATCTTTACTCTCCTTTTGCACCTACAAAAACTTTGATTTTCATCCGAAGCCCGTTCGGATCCGGACAACGAACTTCGATTCCGGTTAAGTCTCGAATCCCGCAGAGTTTGAGTTCTTTCGCTCCGATCCAAAGACCGGATCCGTTGAATTCAAACTCGAAGGCTGCAGGATCACCTTCTTTCACTGAGAATGTCGAATTCGTTTCATCCCAAACTCCTTCCAGATGGATGAGACTAACGTCGGTGAGTTCTTCCATCGGAACACTTTTCGGTCCGGAAGATTGCGACAGTTTGATCGAATAGTTCTCGAGAACCTCTCCGCAGTCATATGTTCTATTCGTTGACACGATTTCTTTTTTCAAAATCGCGTTATCCGGAATCCGAACCTTGTTTATCGTAGTTACCGCTTGGTATCTATCCATCTTACACTCCTTCTATGATTGGCTCTGCGGCCTCGAGTTCTACTCCGGAAAGAGTCTCTTCCTCTTCGATCGTATAAAGACCGTCGTTGAAGATAACTTCCAGATAGAGTTTATAATTGCCTGATTCTTTTGCGGGATCATCCACAACGTTTGATTTCCCGAGACGAACACGAATCGGAATCTGTTCTTCCGTTTTAAACCATCTTCTTTGGCTCACGTATAAAACACATTGATCGAGAATTCCGCGATTTGAAACCGTGCTTCCAACATCCGCTTCCGGGGTGTTCATCCAAAAATCGATTGTGTATTTGAAATCTTGTTTTGCCTGTCTTACCGCGTACTGAATAAAAGTCGAATTTCCGCGAACGATCTTTTCCAACCGAAGTTTGATTTTCTTTCCAAGAACGTTCGTCGGTTCCGAAAAACGAATGATCGCGCAAGGAATTTGTTCTTCGATCTGATCCATCGGAGGTTGATATTCGAAGAATTTTTCCGGCGAAAATACGACCGTTTCTTCGATCTCGATATTCGTTACCATCTCGCGGAGGAAGTCGATGTGAGATTTTCTCATTTTTTGAAAATCTCCTTCATAGCTTCTTTGAAATTCTCTATGATCACTTTTTTGGATTCTTCGTATGCTGGTCCGACGTGTGGCCTTGCAGGAAGATTTCTTGCCTCAAATCCTCGTTCTAACGCGAGTGCCTGTTTCGAGTTGGTTCCGATCGCACGGGAATCTCCTTCCTTTGTAATTTCAAACGAAGCGGAATACTCTCCGTCTTCGATGAGAGTCAAAGGAGACTTTCCTTCTTTTTGTTTTTTCTCCTTCGTCGTTTCTGCAAGTTCCGGCCAACCGGATTTGTATTTCTGAGAACGAATCCCTTTGATGATGTTCGCCTGGACAAGTGCAGCGTTTTTGTCTTGGACTTTTACGAGTTTGTCTTGTCCTTTCGAAACTGCGTTCTGAAGTACGGGGCCGAACGTATCCGTTACGGTAAGGAATTTCATACTTTGTTTCCTCCCGCTTTTGGTTTTCGGACTTCGATACGGATCAAAGAAAACCCTTCCAGTTCTTGAACCGGATGGATCGTATCTATGAGCCATTCTCCGAAACTTTCCTTCTCAATCCGACAATCCGGAGAGAGAATTTCCGCACCCAATACCTCGGGACGGATTTGACAAACGGCACGATACTCTTGCCTTTCCCCAACTTCGTTATCGTTAGTCGCATCTTTCCAAATCCAAATACAAGAAAAACTTTTTCCCGGTTTGTATGTCGTCTTCTTCGATGCGTTCATGCCGGAAGGACCGGGAGTTGAGACGGGAGAAAGAATCTTGATTCTTGTCTTAGATCCTTTCTGGATCGCTCGACTTAACAAAGCCTTTGTACTCATACAACCCCCGGAGATTCGGAAGGCTGTTTTCCAAAAAGAAGAAAGTAGGCTTTATTACGAAATCCTTCTGCGATTTCTCCGCGTTCTTCCGCGCTCATTCGAGAATGTTTCACACGCGTTCCTTCGCCGCCGCCGGTGGAAACTTCTTCGGGATCGAAGCCGTCATTGAATCCGAATTCTTCAATGATTTCGGCTTTGATGAGAAGGACTTCTGCTGTAAGAAGCGCTGGGCGAAACGGTCCTTCATCCGGTATCGTAACTTCCCAATAAAACATTCTTACGCGGGCAAGCATCGCCGCAGACTCAAGATAATCCTCATACGCTGACGGAGAATCCCCGTCTCTTTCATCAGAAAGATCCAGGCTTTCCGCCTGGATTCTCAGTTGTTTTTTGAGGTCTGCGACTTTGTTCAACATACGATTAAAGTTCCGATTACGGTTTCTTTGTTTTGTAGTGACAGCTTGCGGAAAAGAGTTTTGCAAATGCGAAGTCGTAGCTGATTACGCTTGCTTCGATTTGCTCACGGATGAACCGGTCGCTTTCTACAAGTTGGCCTGCGGAATCTTCGTAAAGCTCCAACGTTACATCCTTGTTCCATGTTAAGATCGTTTCGTCGTCCATGTCGGGGTGAGTCTTCCAGTTTACTCCGAAGAAGTTTGCGACCTGACCGGTTTTCACGTACCCTTCGAGAAGGTTCATGGACTGGAACTGCTTGAAGTTTGTTTCGTCGGTGAGCATCTTCTCCAAAAAGTTTTTGGAAACAACCGCATGAGTGAATTCGACTCCCTGATCGGCGGAGAGAAGTAGATTCACTACGTCAGAATATTTCCAAACGTTTGCGACAGTTTGGGATGTCTTTGCTTCCGTTCCCGTATTTCCGTCACCGTTCTTGATGACTCGAAGCGCTTCTTTCGTGATCTGTTGGGAAAGTTTCCAACCGAAAACTTGAAAGATGTTTTGAACTTTGAGAATCTGCATTCTCTTCAAAGCCTCGTAGGTAAAATCGATTTCGAGTCCTACGGGACTGGTTTCGACTGCCTTATCTTGAGTTTTGATCGTAGCTTTCGGAAATTTACTTCCGCTTTCCTTTGACTTTTTCTTCGCGGTAAGATCGGATCCGTCGATATCAAACGCTACGGATCTTGCCGCGCCTTGGCTAATTCGAGTTTTCACGGAATGCGTATCTTCCAACTTCACTTGGAGTTGTCCCATGTTCATCCCGATGTAGATGTTTTGGTTGACGAACTCAGGGAAAAGATACTTCGATTGGTTCGATGCTTTGACGAAGTCGTCGACGGAGAAGGACGCTTCACCGATCGATACGTCATTCGCCATGAGCTGACGCTCGAATGCGGAAAGATTTTTTCCAGCAGGAGTTTCCGGGTCGTATCCGAACGTGGTTTCCTCTTTCTCCATGAACTCGCTCATGGAAAGTCCTTCGCGTTTCGCGTCGGAATATGCTTCGGCTTGTAAGTCGAGACGAACAAGCCCGTTATCTAATTTTACGTGTGGCACTTTCTTTTCTCCTTAAAGTATGCAGGCCAGTTTTTTCGCTCCGGTATCAACGGAGATGACGAGAACTCGAGTTCCAGTCGCTGCGGTTTTGATCTTTCCGGTTCCGTCCGCTTGAATATTCAAGAAACCTAAAGTAGGATTAGATCCAGAGTATTCGTATTCGAAAACCCCAAAGGTTTTTAGTCCGAGAATTTTTCCCTTCTCATCTACCGTTACAATTTGCCCGACGGGTGAATCTCCGTCGGCGCAGAGAACAACTTCCATGTTTGCGGAAAACTTCGCCGGTTTTCCGATTGCGTTTTTGGTGAGATCCTGATGTTTTACGGTGATCGTTACGGGTTCAACGATCCCACGAGTACCAACTTCGAATGCTTCCTCTAAAGGCATGTTCGTTTCTCCTTTTTACTTTTTACTCAACTTGAAGCTGTCGGGACTTTTCTTTTGAAAAGTTTTCGCTCCACCTTGAGGTTCGTTTAGGCTTCCGGATGCGCGAGACACTTTGTTCGAACCGCAGTCTTCACATTTAAACGGATGCGAATTTTCTAATGAAGCGCCATACTGTTTCGAAAACGCCTTGGCCTGTTCCAGGTTTGCGCCTTGGATAAGATTTTCGATAACGGGATCGGGTTTGTTTTTTGAGAAAACGCGGTATGCGGTGATCGCCCTTTCCCTTTCAACAGTGAGCAGTTTTTTGGGTTCTTCCAAGAGGGCTTGGAGTTCGGTAACCTTAGATGCAAAATCGATTCCTGCCGGGAATACTTCGCTTCCGAAGAGTTTGGCGAACTGGTTTAAGTTGTTTTGCAGAAGAGCGCTTTGACGCGCTTGTTCCTGCAGTTTTGTGATGGTTTTCCCCGCTTCTTCCAGCACGGATTCCATTTTTTCCGACGGCAATTCCAAGGACTCGCCCTCCCCAAAGGACAGACCGAGTTTTTGGGAATCAACCCCCAGAAGTGACAAAATAGTGCGTTTGATTTTCATTGTATCCTCCTGATTGTTTACGTTTGTGTTTAAAAGATTGCCTTGAGAGAAATCAAATCCCGCGAATTTCCTTGCGGTACTATCCGCTGGCACTGCAACGAGACTTGTTTCCGGAATAGAAAGGATTTTAATCGGAATGAGACGGACGTATTCGCCATCGATGACTTCGCCTAAACGACCGTAAAAGTTATCAATCTGTGGATGTGATTTTTCGTAGGTGAAAGAGATTCCCACAGAATTCGCGTCAATCAGGGCCGGCTTTGTTTTCAATCGTCCGATTACATCGGGAGCAAACTCTTTATATATCCGGAAAACCGCATCGATTCCCGGAATATTATTACGTTTTGTGAATATAGGGTTGCGGGTGACTCCGATCGCGTTACGGACGCTTCTTTGGTGGTCGGTGTAAATTTTGGTTACGAATTGTTCTACCGCGACTTCTAAGATCGCAGCATTTCTGAAATCGCACCACCATCCTTCAATCAAGACTGCAGACAACATTCGAAAATTGAATTCCGCGTATTCTTCATTCTCTACGAGGGTAGTTGTATCTCCTGAATTTACCGAAGACCCAGCTTGAAAAAAGTCGGCGTGGAGAGAACGAAATTCTCCACGCGCAACACCAGAGTTATGGAGAAGAAGCCCGGACTCTAATCTTAGATATCCGTTGGAATCGAATTTTAAATTTGCTTTTGGCACATGGCGAGTTTAGCCTATGCGTTTTTGATAGAAAGAGAATTCGTAATACGTTAAACTCGAATGTCCGCTATGTCCCTACTTTTTCTCTGCGCGTGAGTTGAGCCATTTCTCAACATCCGAGATCAACCAAACAGTACTTCGTTCTCCAAGTTCATACGAAGGGAAAGGGAATGTCTGCTCCTCTTTCCAGCGTTGTATCGTTTTCTCGCTCTTTCCTAAGAGTTTTGCAAATTCGCGAGTGGAGTAAAATAGTTTTCTTACGTGGGATGATAGTTTAATTTTTGATGTTTTTGTTACGAGTGCGTTCATACTTAACTATTTCCTAATATACAAAAATATTCTTGTCAATCAGAAAAAAGAGACGTATCCTTCTTTAAGGGACTTACAAGATGTTTACGGACAAAAAAATCAATTCGGACCAATTGAAGAAACTTTGGGCCACCGCAAGAGAAGCCGGTTTGTCGAAACCGAAAGTTTACGAAATCGTTTTGAATGAAACCGGATCTAACTCTATATCTTCTTTAAATACGTTGCAGGTCCATGCAGTAATCAATATCTTGAATATAGCCCGCCAAAGAGCTTTCAAACAAAAGCCGAAAGATCCGATTTCTATCTTAAAGAAGAATCTTCAAAAACGTTCTTATGATCAAAAACAACTCGCGAAACAAATCTGTGAAAAGATCAACAGGAAGGGAGGTTACAAAATTGACTTGGACGATTTTTCCAAAAGGCAATACAAAAAGCCGTTTGATTTGCTCACTCGTAAACAAGCATCCGGCTTAATTCAGGGTCTGATTGCGATTTCGGGGAAGTAGGTTATCTTTAAATTACAGGTTTTATTTCCCTCGATTTAGATCATTATGTTTTTCATAACATTCCGCTTCGGCCCGGGGATTATTCATTGTCTTAAGCTTCCATACACAAAACTTAAATGCTTGAGATTCAACGTAAGGGATACTTTCGAAAAACGGGGGCACTTTGCTACCGCAAACCATCGAGTAATTCACAAGAAAAAAAAGTAATTCCTCATCATTAGAAACCTCTAACGCATTGGTCACCAGATTTTCTTGAATAGCTATGTCCTCACCATTATACGCTCGGACCCATAGCCTGGGAATAGGAAAAGGTTTATTCAATCTAACGTTATCTAACTCTGCTTTTTTAAGGGCCAGGGTTCCAAAACTTGGACAACGTGGATCTAATGGTTTCGATGGTATTGGATTGTTCATAGTTGCATTTAATGTGTCATGACAAATGTTTACGGCATGCGATCTGGCCTGTATAGTTTGAAACGTCTTTTCGAACTTTTTAACGCAATTCTTTAAAACTCTATTTGCTACAAATTGGATTGAGTTGTAAATTGGGGGTTTTGATTCTTTACCACAAATCGATTCATATGTCTTCATGAAAATGCGGAAGTTCTTTTCATCTGCAATCTCACCCGCATTGTTCACATAGCTAACCGGAACCTTGATGCTACTATCATTGGTTGTCTTGACTAAGATTTTAGCAGAATCGTTTTTTACTTTCGCCTTTTCAATTTCTTCCAGATTGGAATAACTCCCAAATTCCTGGCAAGACACCTCTAATGCGTAGGATTGTAGATCCTGGCTTTGGATAGAGATTGTAATAAAGAGGTCAAAAAATATAAAAATTACACTTAGAATCAATCTTCTTTTTTCACGCATTTGCTCTTTCCTTTCGAACCATTAACCCCTTGATTGCAAGGTCAACATTTATACGCAATAGTGACCTATGTTGGTCCCAATGCCACATAACTCACAAGAAATGCAATATTTTTACAAAATTTAGATTTGATTTTGTCGGGGGATTTATCCATACTACACAAGCGATAAGGAAACGAAAATCATGTTGGATAACCTGGATACAGAAATGGTGCTACAGAAAATCGAGGAGACTTTAGATATTTTAACTCATAATATACTTTTAGGGGACAGTGTTCCAAAGGATATGCTAATTCGTTCAGCAGCAGAGGAAATTTTGGATATAGTTCAAGTTTTATAGCTTTTTTTCTATTTTCCGAGTAGCAACCGAGCCATCTCTCTAATCCGTTTCCATTCATCGTCTGTCGAATCAGCAACAACTCGAACAAACTCTATCATTCCTTCACGTTTTCGGAGTTTACCCCATAGTTCCGTAAATTCATCAGCTTGTTTGTGAATTTCTTCTGAGGAAGGAATGAACATATCCCCCTCTCCAGATAAGAGCCAGTTTATGTTTACTCGAAATTTGAAGGAAATTTTGATTATGGTTTCTTGTGAAAATGATTTTCCTTGATTTAATACATTATTAATAAACGCGGGAGTTAGATTCAATTTATCCGCAAACTCTCTCTGCGTTATTCCTAAAGCACTAATAAGTTCGCGAACTCGCCCTGAAATCTCATTTTGATTTTGGGAAACATTATCCATCAATGTTTCCCTTTAAAAAAATATCCCTACAGTTAATTTTTTTGTTGAAAATATTCTTTTAGGATACATATTAGCTGATAGTTAATTATATAATATTTCGGCATAAGTGGCGGTCAACCATGAACAAAAACGATTCGGCAATATTTGAAAATTCCGGCTCCTCCTTAGATTCAGAATTACGATTCATTCCCAGGGAAATCCGACAAAAAATCAAAACCGAACTTAGATATCGACATGGGAGCGTTGCCGAATGGGCCCGTATTCATAACCTGAATTACGGTTATGTAACCCAAGTGCTCAGCGGGATCGCTCCTGGTCACAATATACGCACTCTATTAGAAAAAGAGGGCCTCCTCCATTCTGCTTCCGGGGAGGTTCCACATGTTTAATAAAAGGTGTGGTCGGCAATTTTCCTCGTTAAAACTCCAACTGATCGCAAAACCAGGGAAAACGATCTCTGAGCTTGCATCCAAGTATATCATTAATAAAACTACGATTTCAAACTGCATCCATGAACGTAAAACCTCCGCCCGTGTAAACGAAATCCTACTCCAAGAGTGGGAGATATCCGTAGCAGGCGCCCGCGAAGCCTACAAAGAACATAAGGAAAGAGAAATATTAGGAAATCCTGTTGCGTTTGAAGAAGCGTTCGAGTGGATGGTTCGAAAACGTTTCGAATACCGCACAACGTATAAGGGTGTCGTAACAACCTGGGAAGAGTTCCGCAAGGCACAATACGATCTCGTATATCCAATATATAAAGCCGCGTTTGCTCCGAGGTTCGTGGCATGAAAGCGATTAACCTACATGAGTTGACACAAGAATACAAACAGAGAAGTCGAACTATTCCAGGCAAATTTTCAAAATGTCGAGCAAGAGCGGAAGTTGTGTTCGTAATCGCTCGCGCATATTCTAAATATTTTGAAGAAATCGGGCTACCTCAGGAAGTTTCTAATACTCGAAGAGGCCGCCTGATTCAAGCGATGAAATCAAAACCAGATTCAGTAATTTCAGCATTCAAATTGCTGAATAAAGCACACGGTAAACTATCCAAGAGGATCGCACAATTTTCATGCGTTAATGGAGAAATGCCCTGTTCCTGCAAAGAAGTTCGTAAACACAGAACAAAACCATCTGTATATTCTTTTGGAAGACGCGAAAGGAAATTACAATGAGCAAGAAGGTTCCTAAAATATCTTCGGCCTCCAATCCAGAAGCGCAAGGGTATCAGAGCGTCTTCCTGGCCTTTTTGAAAATGGCCAAGAAGCAACATGATCTCAGCAGGAGATTCATTTCCCCAAAGGATTTCATTTACGGAAGCGAATACTATAGGATGATCTTCGTGATCTTCTTCCTCAAGGAGATCGGCGAACATATCAACCAGAATTTGCATATCTATTTCAATTTGGTTCGAGTCCATTTTGCAAATATCTTTATTTCTTCCGTTAGGTCAAGTCTGTCAGAGGTAAATTCTCCGAGGTTTGCCGCATGAAAAGATGTGCTAACTGCCAATTCTTCGAACCCGACTGGGAAGAGCCTTGGGACGGCTATTGTCATAACCCAGAATCGGAGAGATTCAAAGACTATGCTCTTCTTAACGAAGCATGTGATTTCTTCCAGGCACTTGAAACCATAGAAGTTTTGGAGATCGCATGAGACTTAGACTTGTGTATGAAATCGACGAAGATGGGGAACGCGACTTATTCATCGAAACTAAAAACGGGAAATTCGACATCCTCGCGTATGACTTCAAGTTTCTTACTGAGCATGGTGAACAAATTCGTATGAACGCCTGGGGAACCCCTAAGCAACGCAAAGAATTACTGAGGAAGGCTAAACATGAAATCAATCGTTAAACACAAAGAATCGGAACTTGAGTACGAACTACTTTGTGAACGTGCAAACTTTCTAAACCTAATATACGGAGGCCGAATCATGAACGATAGAATTTTGAAAAAAGCGGAAGATCTTTCCTTAAAATACGAATCCAGACAAGATCAAATGTCCTTTCTTGCCGGTTTTGTGGAAGGCTACAAACACCTCAAAGCGACCAGAGTAGGAGACGATGCGTATGAAAACGGAAGGGTCTATGGAGCGGACGTATTTGCGTCAATGGTTTCACGCCGAGAAGAACGATTTGTAAGAGATATATCGAGTAAACAAACAAACCAAGCTCACCTTAGGAGAGTGAAATGACAACCACAGAACGAATCGTATTCCTCCGACAGGCGTTGTACACAAAGTATTCCGACGAAGTCTTGCGCGAACTCGGGGAAGAAGCGAGTTCTGCGGAAAGGTGGAAGCGACTCGCTGAGAAAGCACTCGGAAGATCCGCAATCTTTCAGGCATACATTGAGAGACGAGACTATATCTCTGATTTCGCAGAGTGGCAAAACGAAGAACTCGTAGAAGAAAGAATTCGACAGGAAAAGAAATAACGTGAAAACGTATCCGCTCAAATTTCGAAAAGCTCTGATTCATTCCGGAATGTCGGAAGTGGAATTTCGAGTCTATTGGAACCGGCTCCATGAAGTGCAAAAAGAAAAACACACTTCAAAAGAACTCGCACTCTTAATTTCAATCGAAGCGAAAATGAGACCGGCATATTTGAATTTCGATCCGGCGGAAGAATATAAGAAGAATGGAATGCTTACGAAAATTCATAAACAATTGCTGGGGATGATTGTATGAAACATTACGTTTATTTACAGCCTGCTCTACTTCACTACAAGAGACAAACGATCTGGACTCGCATTTTAGATTTTTTCTTAGGGGAAGAATAATGGATAAAAATGTAACAGAACTCATCGGCGCGCGTCATTACATTTTACAATCGTTCGTTACAATGGGCATAACCGATATGAAAGAAATTGCAACAACCCTAATCGATTCCAGTGCGTGTACTATGGTTTTTTTGCGAAAATACAATCTCGCAGACGACTACGAAGAATTTGTAAACGAACTCAAAATAGAAATGATCAGCTTGGAGAAGAAGCATGCCCAAAAAAAATCAGAAGAACAAGACTAAACAAACATTCGAAAAAACGACTAACGTAAAAAAACGGGCGTCCGTCGCGGAAGTTTGGTCGGAAGAAGACTCGGTAACCGCCTCAGAATCGATGGCAGTGGCATTACCGCCATCGACCGCACCCGTTCCACTCGTCACCCCGGAACAAAGACGAGCGCGACTCAACTATTTGATGAGCCAGATAGGCGCCGGAACGGAAATGATCCGAGTCGGTCAGGAAACCGTACTCGTTGCGTTATCCGAAATAAACCGGGAACAACTCTACCTTGAAATTTCCGGATGCGCCGTGATGGAGCAGTTTGTAACCGAAAACACTGTCTTTGAGTGGTGGAAAATCGAAAAGGCGCTTCCAGCAGTGGATAAACTATTCTCTTCGGAAATCAATCGGAAAGCATTGGGCGGAAAAAGTGACAAAGTGCTCCTGAAAATCATCGAAGGGTTACGAGAAGAGAACGCACTTTTCGAAGACGGAGAAGTTCGCTTCCCGGACGGAAGAACGATGGGACTTTCCGATTACGAAAAGAGTTTCGCTTCTAAGAACCAGAAAGAGTTTTCGAAAATCCTTTCGGATAAAGACAAGCGCATCGGAGATTTGGAAAACCAGGTTACGAATACGAAAAAAGAAGCGTCCAGTTACAAAGAAGCGATGGAAGAGCTTCATAAAATCGTGGATGACCAGACAAAAGATACCGGAATCTCTCCGGAGGTAAGAAGGGCGTTTCGGGAAAGACAAGAACTTTCGGAAATCCTAATGAATTCTCTAAACTCGATTCAGTCGCAAGCGGACGTAATCCTTGCCGCGCACGATTCGGATTTTTCAAAACTCGATCATAGTTTAGAAAATGGTAAAGTAGTTTCCATTTTTCTAACATCCCTTTCCGGAATTTACAAATCAATCCATGAAAAGTGGTCCGACTGCTTACCGGTTCCCATGATGGAGGATTTGGGATGAAAGTTCTGGATTTAGGAATCGTAATTCCATTGTACAGAGAATGGGTATATGCAAAAACAGTAATACAAAACGCGAAAATCAGAGGTGAAATCGTTCAAAAAGCGATTCGAATCCTCGGACTCTCTAAGCCAAGAGTGTATGACGTATTCAACCGACTCGAAAAAGGAGAGTCGGTTGTTTCGGTCGCAAAAGTAAAACGCAAAAAAACCGGATCGAGACTCGGAAGTTTGGAAAAAGAACTCAGAGAGAAAGAGGGTTTTGCACTTTGCGAACTCATGTACGCCGGTGAAGTTCTTCACGAACAAAAGAAACAGACGAAAGCGGAAGGGAATGCAAAAACGGTCGGATTCACGCTCAATCGTGATTACGGAAAGTCGCAGGAATTTGCAATCGAACTCGCGGAGAAACTCGGCAAAGTCCGCCCTGGCGTTTGGGATCGTCACAAGTTTGGACGGTGGCTGAACGAAAAGGGACTCGCTCGTAAACAAGTAAAACAACCCTTAGCTTCCATAACATGGTCGGAACCGTACGCAAATCGTGCGTGGATGATCGATGCTTCTCCGCTTAACGCGGTGTATTTGCACCCATCTAAAAAATACCTTGCAGTCCGTCCGGATTTAGAAATGGGAATCACTCGGATTTACGAAGGATCCGAAGACTCCCAACTCAGAAAGGTAATTATCTATGTCGCGGTGGAAGTCTATTCGAAAACGTTCTACGTGTACGCGTATGCACCAAGCGCGATCGGAGGCGACTCAACACACGGAGGAGAAAACTCAACCGATTGGGCTGACTTCTTTTCAAGAGCCGTCCTTCCGAAAGAAGACGATTACATTCCCTTACAAGGACTTCAAGAAATCCTCTATACCGACGGACACTCCGCTTTCAAAACTTTGGATCCATTTTTTTACCGCCTCGGAATCAAGCGGATCCCGCACTTTCCAGGTCACTCCAAAGCCAAGGGTCCAGTGGAATCCCGGATCTCCGCGATCAAACGGAGTTGCGAAGTTCGAATCGTAAAGGGAATGATTTCGAATCTGGATGAATTGAATGAACTCCTTTACCGCTATCAGATTCATCGAAACGACAAACTCGGAAGTTATGCGAAATGGCTCGCATCCGTTCAAAAAAATCCGATCCGCGCCGTCACAAAACAAAACTTGAAAGACGCGATGGTTTCCGAACTCGTCCGAGACGTGGACGCGTACGGTTGCGTTTCGATCGAAGCGCGAAAGTATCTTCTTCGTTATTCATCGGAAGAGGTCGCGATTGATCGTTGTGGTGAAGAAGTCTCTATCTACAAACGATATGACGGTTCTTACGTCGCAACCACAAACGACGGAAGGCATTTACTTCTCGACGACCAAGGTCCGATCGGAAGAACTTCCGGTTCGTATGAAAACGTCGGTGGACGAAAGGGATTTCGTGAAACTGAACGGGTAAAAAATCGAAAGAAAGCCCTGAAAGGCGCTAAGTCTGTGGAAAGATCCCTTGTCCTTTCCGACGTTTTACCGGATTTACCGGAAATTCCATACGGGAAATTGAATATTCCAAAACTGGAAATGAAGACTCATACTCCCGCACCTCCGACGGAATTTTCAACGGTGGACGACGCGTATGACTGGCTTCTTACAGAACTCGAATTCAGCGAAGAAATTCCGGACGAAGAAATAGACAAAATCGTTCTCTACAATCTGAAATCCTGCAAACGAAAGGTCGGATCGATCCCCGCGCAAGAGGTTCTCGATCTCGTAGAAATGATCCGCGAATACTTCATAAGTAAGGAGTCAGGAAATTGAACGCACTTTTAACCAAACGACCGGATTTTGTAAACACTCGGAACACGGATAAGATCACAAAACTTTCCTACCAAGCGGTAAAAAACAATTCCTGGCTTGCCGTTACCGGAGAAGTCGGAATGGGAAAGACGTATTTGTATAACAGCCTTCTTGAATTTTTTTCCAACCAACCGCAGAAATACATTCTCGTTCACGTAGGTCCTGCCTGGGAAAGCACATTAGGCGGAATCTCAATCGCGTTCGTAATAAAACAGATGATCCGAACCATTCGCCCGGGTGAAACTGTTCCCGGAAATCTAAACGAAAAATATTTCAAACTACGAGAGCTTTTGATCTGGGCGAGAAGCATCGGAAGAAAGGTTGTTTTGATCGTTGATGAAGCGCAAGCGCTTCGCATCGGGGGACTACGCGATCTTAAAAAAGTGTGGGAAATCTCCCACGAGTCCGACGATCACCTCTTTTCAATCCTGATGTTTCTAAAACCCGAAACTCGGATTTCGAGTATTCTTTCCAGTCCCGAAATCGGTTACCGAACAATCCACGCACCGATGAACAACTTAAGCCATTCCGAACTGATACAAATCGCAGAGGAAGGTTTCAAGATAAAATTCGAACGCGGGAAAGCGGGAGAAAAAACAAAGGAGCTTCTTATTCGCGGATGTAGATACCGAACTCCTTTAGCGGTTCGTAATGCTCTTCTTGGAATCGCGTTCGCATATCCGGAGGTTTTATCCGATCAAACCATCCGAGAAAATCACGTTCGAAACTTCCTTTCTGACGGCTATCTTCGCATCATGGATCGTTTGAAGATTTCGGTAAAACAGATTCGAGAAGGAATCAAAGAGCGTTATCAAAAAGATATCGATAAGGTGACGATTGAAAACGCGCTCAATGGAGAAGGTAAAGTTTCACCTGAGATAGAAGCAATCGTAAAAAACGAACTTGTAGATCGTATTCGAAGTAAAACCCGCAAATACGACGATACGATTTTCACGGAAAACACATGATAATTTTTGAATAAAGGAGGAAAACAATCATGGTGGCAAAAAAGAAAACGAAAAAGAAGTCCGTAAAGACGGCAAAGAAAAAGGCGGCTTCTAAGAAAGTCGTACGTAAAAAACGAATCCCAAAAGCGGACGTAGTAAAATCGACTTCAAAGTCTGTGGCGGTTGACGTAACTCCGAAATCGGAAGGAGATTCTACGAATGGCTAAACTTAAAAAAACCGAAGAGAAGCGTCCGCTTGTGGACCTTCCGAATAACGAATACAAAAATAAATCCGAACTCGAAGCCGGAATGGAATTCATGGGCGAACAGATGCTCGAAAAGGAACGGCTTGTAAACGAAGCGAATCAGAAAATTTCTCAGATTCGCTCCGAATTGGAAGAAACCGTTTATCCGATTCAAGCGAAAATCGATCACGTTACAAGCGGGATTGCATACTTCGTACAAAACAATCGGGAAGAATTGTTCCCGGATCCGAATCTGAAAACCTGCAAACTCATTTCCGGCACACTCAACTATCGAAAGACGCCTGCGTCGGTAAGAACAAAGGCTTCCGTAAAACTCTTCGAGAAGATTCTCGCAGAGAACGGTCTTCTACAGTTATACAACGAATGGGTGGTAAGACTTTCCAGGGTTTTCATTCGTGCAAAACTGGAGTTGAACAAGGACTCAATCATCGCGGATCCGCTCGCGGCTCATCAGAAAATCGGAGTCGAGTTGAACGAAGAAAAGGAGCGTTTGTATATCAAGCCGTCCAGACTTGAGGACGAAATTTCAGCGGACGCAGATACCGAGGCGGCGTGAAAAGAAAGGACATAGGGGACGAAAGCCTCAATTTCTGTTTGGAAACAATCGAAGAAAAGGAATACGGTTCCCTGTGTCTTATTCTAAAATACTAAAACGCAGAGCGTATAACCTTTTCGTAATATCCGGTTACAACCCGGAGCAGATTGCGAGCGCCCTAAAAACCGAATATCCAAAACTTACCGCGAACACCATTCGAAACTGGCTTTCCGAAATTGATGAAACAACCGGAACAACGGCAGAACAAGATCGTGAGAAAGCACTTTTAAACGCAAGAAACGAAGCCTTAAAAGAAGCGGAAATCAGTCTTACGACTCTGCGCGTGAACACAGTTCGTACTTTCAAAGCGATCAAAAGTCAGATTTTCGATAGTCAGGGAAACTTAACGATCGAGTTCAAATCGGGTGAAGGTGCGTTAAACACATTTCGCGGATTGATGAACGACATAGAGCGCATGCTTGAAAAAGAAAAAGAACGTGTAGAGCCGGTCGAGGTTGCTCGCGGGGTTCACAGAGCTATTAAAAGCACACCGGAGTTAAATGCGTTTCTAAAGAGCCATCCAATTGTATTTTCTCAGTACATCGCAAATATCAAACGCGAGGTTTCGATGATGAAGGACATCGATATCGCATTCTTACCGGAGCTAACCGATGGCGAAGACTAAAACAAAAAACGCTCAGGAGGAATTCTTTCAAGAACTCGATAATATGATCGGAAAGCCATCTACCGAACGAGACGGTACGATGGAAGAATTCCTCACCCAAAACGTTTTTGTGAAGGGCGACGATGAACTTATCCCTTACAGTTTCGACGGCTATTCATTTTGGAGAGATATTTGTAGGGAATCGCAAGACCACCCTTACATTATATTTCTCAAAGCCGCCCAAATCGGTTATTCGGTCTGGGCGCTTGCGCGACTCGTTTGGAAAATTTTTAGATCCAGTTACAAAGCTGGAATTTATTTCCCAGACGATACCTCGATGAAAGATTTCGTTCAAGACCGCGTAGAGCCGTTTCTCAATCAATGCCCGATTTTAAAACCGCATCTCAATGATTCGAACGTAGACAATACGAGAACCAAAAAAATTGACAAGGCTACACTTGTAATGCGCGGTACGTGGACAAAGCGCGGAACGAAGACGGTCGACTTGGATATCGTAATGCTCGACGAGGTTGATGAACACGACGAAGAAAATATTGAGTTTGTCGGGGATCGGCTTCTTGCTTCGAAATTGAATTGGATGATGCTCGGTTCCCAGCCATCGTTGCCCAATGTTGGGATCCATGCTGAATTTTTACGATCTGATCAAAGATTTCGCCTTCTAAAATGTCCTTCCTGCGGACATTGGACAAATTTAGTAGAACGCTGGTTGAAAGAACCGATCAGTATATTCGGATTTGACGGAAGATACGCATTAATGAATCCGAATATAAATAATGTGTTTTATTCCTGTGAAAAATGCGGCCGCAGATTGGACAATCAAAAAGGAGAGTACGTTGCAAAAACTAAATCCGATCGTCGGGGATACCAATGCTCTCAACTCTTTACACCAAAAAAACCGTTCTCCATATATGACAAACTTCTCGGTGCGGTGACGAGTGCAAAGCGCAAGAACCTTACGATTTCAATCATCGGCTGGCCTTCCAGTTCAGACGAAGAGCAGCCTCTACAACTCGGTGAAATTCAAAAATGGGAAGGAGACCAAGGGCTCAAAGATCATTCTCCTTACTTTACGTATCACGGAGCGGATCAAGGAGACACTGTTCATGGAATTTTCGGTGAACCTACATTGGATGGAAGAATTCGAATCATCGGGCTTTACAAAGCAAGTATCTTAGATGAAGAACGTTATACGGAACAGATCACTCGATTCAGCGTATTAAACGGAATCATCGATGCGATGCCGAATCGTAACTGGTCGTTACGTATGGCGCTCCGCTTCCCTGAAAATTTAAAAATTCAGTACTTTACGAAAAAATATCGGGAAAATTCCGAAGTAGTTCCCGGCGCGGATGAAGTAGGAGTTGTCAATGTAAACCGAGACGATTCTCTTCAAGATACGGTCGACGCAATTAAAGCAGGGCTTTTCATATTCCCAAATCCTAATTTACTTTCTGAGTCGGACCTCAAAGCATACGAAGAATTCAAATTCCATCTTACGATGCTCGTCCGAGAGAAAGGAGAAGATGAAAATGGAAAATCCCTATGGTCGTTCAAAAAGAAAGTTCCGAACCACTATGGAATGGCTCTCAATTCATTACGAATTGCTTATGAAACTTCGGGAACGGGATCCGGTGGATCCGGATACGGAGGGTTTGCATAATGAACTTACTTGAAAGATTAGCCAATTATTTTTTTGGAACTTCCTCCTTTATGGAGTTTGCCGCAAGTTCCAAGAACCTAAAAGATTTCAGACAAGAAACGGAATTTTTTGTTCAGGATGTAAATCCATCCTTTCCTTTGGAATCGATTCCATTGATTAAAAAACTTGTGATCGCTTTTCCCGATCTTTCTCAAGCGGTAAAGCGCGCACTTACCCTTGGGAATTCGGGAATCGAATGGAAAATCTACGCCGATGAAAACGGTAAGAAAAAGATTCAAACCGACATCGACGCATTCTTTAAAAAGCATCGTGGAATTACGAATCATCTTCTAAGACAAGTTTTAACAACCGGAGCTTTATCCGCAGAGATTGTGCCGTCCTTAAATCTTGATTCAGTTTCTGAAATTCGTTTGATCCCCGTTGAGAAAGTCATATTCAAAAAAGAAATCGACGCGGACAACATCGTTCGTTTTGTTCCATATGAAAAAGGAAAGTTCGGTTACAACCGGCTGAACGAAGAACAATATGTTTATGAAGCGATCGAGAGAGAAGAAGATTCTCCGTACGCAATTCCTCCCTTTCTTTCCGCTATCCGATGGATCCATTCTCAATTCAAGACTCAAGAAAATATCGATAAGACTTTGAATAAATGGGGGCTATTGGGATTTATCATCGCGAAATTCAAGAGGCCGCGACTCCTTCCGGGAACGGATGCAAAGACTTACGAAAACCAATCCAAGGAATTCTTAACTCAAGCGAAACAATCCTTTGAAAAAAATTCTCAGTCCGGCTTTCTCGCAACCTACGACGATACGACAGTCGATCATCATACGTTAACCGACGCTTCCAAGACCGGAGGCTTCGAAGCGATATCTCGCTACATTGAGGAACAGATTTCTTCCGGTGCTGATACCGATCTATTTATTCTCGGTCGATCGTATTCCGTAACGGAAGCATATGCAAAAATTGCGGGAAAACTGTTTCTTCTCAAACTCGGAAATTTTGCGTATCCAGTGATCCAACTTCTGATTCGGGCGATTACTTTCGATCAGTTATTGAAAGGGAATCGATTCCAAACGATCGATGCAAGTTGGAAGAAATCAATCTCCTTAGATCCTCTCTCTGATGCGCAAGCTAAACTTGCAGAAAAACAGGTAGAAGCCGCGGAATTTCAACTTGTTCTTTCTATGGTGAAATCTGGCGCGATCAGTCCCGAGGATGGCGCAAAACTCTTAGGACGAGACAAGTGGTTTGATTCGGATAAATTGGAAACTCAAGACAACTCCGGATTTGCATTCTCTGAAAACTCAAGTATAAGGAGTAAAAAAAAACTCCTGATGAATAAAGAGTTCGAACATACTTCTCATGTTTGCGGCGACCTTGACACTCTTGTAGAGTTTGGTGCTTGGACAAAAAAAGAGAAAGAAGTTTATGCTTCCATCGAAGAAGCATTTGTTTCTCATTTCTTTTCTTCCTACGAAGATCGTGTCAATGAAGTCTTAAATCAAATTTCCAAAAAGGGAATGGGTAAAACCGACGCGATCAATACGATTTGGGATGTTTTAGAAAAGGAACTTGGACAAAAATTTCCCGAAGAAACTGCAAAAAACTGGAAAGAAACAATTTCGAAAGCCTGGGACGCGGGGCAGGATATAAATAATCCGAATTCAAAAGACGATCCTCCGAAGGTTCAAGCAAATAAAGACATATTAGATTTCTTTGATAAAGGATACAAGTTTGATATCGGGAAACAATTCAACCGAAAAGAAGATATAAACAAAATTGAGGAAGCAATCCGGGAGGCCGTGGAAACCGGATCCACAAACGAAGTTATCCGCAAGCTTCAAGACGAACTATTAGGTCCGGCTCCGAAAGATAAACTCGGAAAGAAAAAAGAAGGACACGTTCCTCCAGTTGATCCGAACGCAAAGCTGAGAATCAAGCTGAATGATATCGTTCGCGGACAAATTCTCAGATCCAGAAATTTTTCCCGTACCGAAAGATTCGAACAAATCGGGATCGAACGCTTAGAAATCGTAGCGGTGATGGATAACCATACTTCCTATATCTGCAAACTCATGAACGGTAAAACGATTGAAGTTAGAACTTGTGTGGAGTATGTGCGTGAATTTTTAGCGGATGATCCAACTCGCGAATATTTTTGGAAAGATCGAAGAAATCCAACAGAAGCACAAATCAGAAAATTGAATATTGCCTCTAAGTCGGGCGATGAAATTACCGCGCACTTACGAAACAAAATGCCTCCGTATCATACCGGCGGCTGTAGGACAACCGTCGTAGCCAGTTTCAAATCGGAGACAAGGAAAGCTTCATGATTTCCAAAGCGACAGCTCTCAATATTCAGGATCGAGCAAGTCTTTATAACGAGTCCTTTCCGAATTACGCGCCGCTTCATGTTTTCAAAGAAAGATTATACGGAGAATGGGAACTTGGGCAAAATTATAAAAACACTTCCGACTATCACGGCGCTTATCCGGAGCAGTACCTAAAAAGACTTCTCCCTATGTTTCCGGACAAAGACAAAGTTCTTCACTTATTTAGCGGAAAAACTCCGCCGGGAAAGTATTTGAGAATGGATAAAAATCCGGATTTGAATCCCGAAATCGTAGGTGATGCGGAACTTCTTTCTTCGTATGTTCGCGCGATCGTAGGCCACTCTCTTGATTTGATCTTAGCGGACCCGCCCTATACCAAAGAAGACGCAGAACATTACGGTTTTTTAATGGTCAACCGTGGAAAAGTTCTTATGGAAGCCTGGAAATCTCTCGTAGTCGGCGGTCATCTTGTTTGGCTTGATCAAGTCGTTCCGCAGTACGCAGGAAACCAGTGGAGCCTTGAGGGAAAAATCTATCTTTCGATTTCAACGAACCACAGAGTCAGAGTAATTTGTTTATTTAGGAAAGTTTAATATGAGTAATTTTGAAATTTTTGAGTTGATCATGATGTATACGATCACCGGAACACTGGCGGTTTGGGGCGTTTTGGCTATTTTGGCCTTATTTCTCGCCGCGATCATTTGGCGAGAAGAGATATTTTCGTTTTTCAAAACAAGAAAAGAGAAAAGTTAAGACTGTTATATCAAAATTCTGAAATACAATCAAATTACATAAAAAGGAACAAAAAAAATGTCAGAACTGCACAAACATCTTATCCAACTTGATGTTGATTTCGGCAAACATACAAGTGCGTTGATTGCCGCTCTGGGGAAACATTGGGAAAATCAGGAGAGAATGCTAAACGGACAGCCCCCGATCTATAAAGAAAAATCTTTCTTAGATCTGATCGATGAATTTAAGATTGGAGAGCCGGACATTAGAGATGCTTACTACGATTTACGGTAATAATTAATTTCTAAAAACATTCAGTTTATAAGGAGTTGGATATGAAAGAAAAGATCATTCAGGAAATTCTTAGAGAAAGAGAAAATCAAGATCAGAAATGGGGAGAACAAAACTACAACCCTATTGAATGGTGCGCGATTCTTGGCGAAGAGGTTGGAGAGGTAAACAAGGCCGCGCTTGAAACGCATTTCAAATTCGACGGAAAGAACGATTACATCGAATACAGAAAGGAATTGATACAGGTTTCCGCTGTTGCGTTGGCGATGATCGAATGCCTCGATCGGAATGGAAATGGATAAGGAATATTTCGAGGAAGCGAAACGTAAAATACAAATGGCTGAAACAAGAACGCAACTTGAGTTAAATTTCGAGAGTTAAATGGATCATAAAATCGAATGTCCGCACTGTAAGAAGCAGTTTGATTCACCGGAATCGGAAGCGATCCGAATGGCACGTTTTGAAGATCAGTGGATGAACCACTGTGAAGAAATGTTCCGAAAAGGTTGGCGTCCCGGTAAGTTCGAAAATCTTCCCGAATTTCTAAAGACGAAGCGAATCGGGCTTTATTATGAAAATTTAGAGAAAAGAATCAAAATAAGAAAAGAACAGACATAGTAGACATAGAACTTTTCTAAAATTGTCCCCTTTGAATGATTATGGGATACCATCCTGGATGGATGAGATTCTTAAATATCTACCTCTCTTGTCTCCGTTATCGGTATTCCTTTGGTTCTTAATCAGAAAGGAAGTGAACGCTCAAATATTAAGATTTCGTGATGAACAAAGGAAATACGCCGATTCAAAGATCAAGGAAACTAAAGACGAGTGCAAAGAAATAAGGGCTCAGGTTTTAAAGACTCGTGAAGAAGAACGAGAATATACGGAATTGAAAATCAAAGAAGCAAAAGAAGAGTACAGGAATCTTTTGTTTCAAGAACGTTCAAAAACGGATCGTCTTGGTGATCGGATGATGGAATTAGAAAAAACGCATACGATGGAAATCGCACTTCTTCGACAAACGGCTTCAACAACTGACAAAAGGTTAGATATGATTGAAACTCGAATCGAAAAGCTCGATACCAAGTTTGATGAGAAATTCGATGAGCAAAAAGAACTCCTCCACAAAATTCACTCAAAGTTTCAGAACGGAGGATTCTCAAAATGATCTTACAAATTCTAAATTTCCTTTTCCCACTGATAAGGAAATTCCTAAATCTAAAAGCGATTCAAACAAGCCAAAATTATTGGAACGAATCATCTTCAGCAGTTACCAACACGAAGAAGATTTCAAGAGAAGAAGCTTTCGATTCGATTTCGAACATTCCGGTTCAGCGTGATCCAATCTTCTGTTTGCCGGTTTCGGATCCTCACATCACTTCGCCTTATGGATGGCGTAACCTAAACATTGACGGAAAGAAATCCAAGCAGTTTCACTTAGGAATCGATCTCGGAGGATATAACGATGTTTTCGCTCCGGAAGATTGTGTAATCGAAACTGTTCTTGGAAGAGATCGAAAATATCCGGTGAAGTTTCGTTGGGAAAAAAACACCTGGGTCAATTTGGTAAAATCGGGTGAGGTTCCAGAAGATCGCGCTTGGACTCCGTTCGTTCTCGCAATCGGGGTTCATTCAAAAAACCGATATAAATTCAAGCACACTGATCCCAGGGTCAAAAAAGGTGATAAAGTTAGCGCAGGCGATTTAATCGGAAAATCCGGAAATTACGGTTATAGCTTAGGCGCCCATCTTCACTTCGAGGTTTGGCTTTGGGATGAGAAGGCTCAGGATTGGAAAAAAGAAACGGATCCCGAAAAGTTCTTAAAAGAAAAAGGACTGTTATAAGGAAAGCTTTATATGATCGAATCTATAACCGAACTTCTTCCGACAGTGCTTCTTAACGGCCTCTACATGGGTCTCGTCCTTACCGTTTCTCAAGTTCTGTTTCGAAATCTTCCTCATCGCATCTTGTTAAAAAACAAAAGGCTCGTTGTGTTCATCGTCGCTACGTTAATCGCCGTTCCCTATAACATTTTTTACTGGCTTACGATGCCGGAAGTTTTTACGTACTGTGTCTCATTCGATTCTGTTAAAGAAGAGATTTGCAAAATTCTTCCGGGTTGGACGATCGCGGTTTATCAATCGATTCGACTTTTCGTTTGTTATCTCGCTACGATTCTTCTCTACAATAAAATCGTGAAGAGTGTTTTCGAAAGATCCGGATTTGGACACACGCCGGACGCCCTTGCTAAAAAAGACGCGGTCGATATTGATTGAGAGGTTATCATGGATCAAATCATTTTTAAAAGTCTAAAGAACTATAAGTACCAGCTTGTAAAACCGTATAGATTTCAAACGGATATTCGGACAAAGATATCTGTACAGTTGGGAAATCCAGACGTTAAAATTTTTGTGGATATGACTCCGGACGGTCTACTGAGTATAGACGCTGGATACGCATGGGACGGACCAAGCGGACCTACAATTGATACAAAGACCTTTCTACGCGGCTCACTTGTACACGATGCTTTGTATCAATTGATGCGAGAGAAAAAATTAGACTGGAAACTATATCGGGATCCGGCAGATCAATTGTTAAAACAAATCTGCCTTGAGGACGGTATGAACGCTTTTCGAGCCGCCTACGTCTATCGATTTGTGCGTTGGTTCGGAGAATCTTCCGCAGCACCAAGAAACGCGACAACGGAATTCGAATCGGCTCCTTAA